AAAATAATAACCTCCCCAAAGAAACTGCAAATATTTTAGCAAATTGGAGAGGGTTGGGGATCATCTTTTAGAAAACGATTGTGCAAAGAAATCCTTCTTGCCAGTACTGTTTTATGCGCAAGATTACACGATTCGCGGCAGACCGACGCGGTCGGGAACATCTGCGAGCGGTTCCACATCGAGCGGTCGTCCGCCTACAACAAGAAGAACAGGGCGCTGGCCCGGCTGGCGCTTTTGCTGTACGGCAAATGAGTAATTTCGCGGACGACTTTCGCATTTGACGGTGCTATACTGGTAGCATGAAATGATATGCTAAAGCCGAAGAAGCCTTTGGGGCAAACGCCCTGAGGGCTTTTTCCGTGCATGGGGGATGGAGCTTTGCCGAAAAAACCAAAGCGACCGTGCAGCTATCCCGGCTGTCCGGAGCTGACGGACGGAAGATACTGCGATAAGCATCAAAAACAAGCTGACTCATACTACAACAAATATGAGCGCGACTCTGCAGCGCGAAAACGTTACGGCAGGAGCTGGAAGCGTATCCGGAACAGATATATATTGGAGCACCCGCTTTGCGAGGAATGCAGGAAGTCCGGAAAGCTTACGCCAGCCGAAGAGGTGCATCATATTATACCTTTATCCAAAGGCGGAACCAACGAGGACAGCAATCTCATGAGCCTGTGCATAAGCTGTCACTCGTCGATCACCGCTCGCGAAGGCGATCGCTGGAAAAGACGGTAGGGGGGTCAAAATCTCTGGTGGATATGTTTCGTGCAACGGGCGTGGGGTCACGCGCGAAAAGTCGCAGTTTCAAACGGGTATATACCCTCGTCGCCGCAAACTGCGCTGTACTGCGCCCGCCTGACGGTGGACATTTGCTCCGCTCCGTTGCTCCTCCTCTCCCCACAAAGCTTGCGGCTTTGCGGGGGCCCCAATTAATTTTAGAATCGAGGTGATGTGTGTGGCAAAGGACGGTACAAACAGAGGCGGCGCGCGAATAGGCGCGGGACAGAAGAAAAAACCGCTGGCGGACAAGATTTTGGAAGGAAACCCAGGCAGACGCAAGCTTACGGTAATGGAGTTTACGGACACAGCAGATCTGGAAGGACAGAGCATGCCGCCGCCGAGGGAGTATCTCGCCGCAAAGCAGAAGAACGGCAAGGCAACGCTGGCGGTGGAGATTTATGAAAAGACATGGCAGTGGCTGCAGGAACGCCGGTGTGTTCATCTTATCCCTGCGCAGCTAATCGAGCAATATGCCCAGAGCGTGGCGCGGTGGATCCAGTGCGAGGAATGCATCACCGAGTTCGGCTTTCTTGCCAAGCATCCGACAACCGGCAACGCCATCCCGTCGCCTTATGTGGCCATGAGCCAAAGCTTCATGAAGCAGGCCAACAACCTGTGGTATCAGATTTACCAAGTGGTGCGCGAAAACTGCGCCAGCGAATTTAAAGGGGCGACACCGCACGACGACGTGATGGAAAAAATCCTGACGGCAAGAAGAGGTGGTTGATTTGAATATACAGAAAATCAAAGCCGAGCTGTTAAATCCTGCAGCATACAATCCCCGCAAGGACTTAAAGCCTGGCGACAAGGAATATGAGAAACTCAAACGCTCGATAGAGGAGTTCGGCTATGTGGAGCCTGTCATCTGGAACAAGAAGACCGGGAATGTGGTAGGCGGCCACCAGCGGTTAAAGGTGCTGCTGGATTTGGGGCAGACCGAAATCGACTGTGTCGTGGTGGAACTTGACCCGCAGAGGGAAAAAGCGCTTAATCTCGCCCTCAACAAGATTCAGGGCGAGTGGGACGAAAACAAGCTGGCAGAGCTGATGGCTGAGCTTGACGCAGGCGCATTTGATGTATCGCTTACCGGTTTTGACGCATCAGAAATTGACGAACTGCTTAACCGCTGGTACTCCAAGGAAGCGGTGCAGGACAGCTTTGACATAGACAAGGCACATGATGAAATCATGCAGCGCGAACCGGTAACCAGACGGGGCGATATCTGGCTTCTCGGGAACCACCGCCTGATGTGCGGCGACTCTACAAGCGAGGAGGATTTTGAGAAACTGATGGATGGCAATCACGCGCAGATGGCAGTTACTTCCCCGCCTTACGGGGTAGGAAAAGAATATGAGAAGGCCGGAATCGAACCTTGGTTTGAAACAGTCCGCCCGGTGATTAGAAACCTGTGCAGACATGCGGATATTGTTTGCTGGAACCTGGGCGACCTCTACGCCACCGGCTCACAGTTCATTGAGCCTACCGGCGTATACAGCGTGAATATGTTTTTGGACAACGGCTACCGCCCTATATGGATCCGTATCTGGAAGAAGCAGGGGCAGAACTTCGGCGTCGGACCCTATCACCTTGTTTCAAACAAACCGGTTCAGCAGTACGAGTATATTTCGGCGTTCAGCAAAAACGGAGAGGCTGAGGAATACAACGATCAGGAGTATGTGTGGCTTTCAGCGTTTGCCGGGCACAGTTATAAATTTGTGAAGCGGCTGACCAAGGAGGAGCGCAAGAAATGGGGCTATGCAGGCATCTGGGAGATGACGACAGTCCGGGCAAACAAGGAGCATCCAGCCATGTTTCCTGTGGAGCTTCCATGGCGGTGCATCAAAATGCACAGCGACAAAGGCGGTATTGTGCTGGAGCCGTTCTCCGGCAGCGGTACGACCATTATTGCCGCCGAGCAGACCGGGCGCAAATGCTATGCGATGGAGCTGTCGCCTGTTTACTGCGATCTGGCGGTTAAAAGGTGGCAGGAGTTCGTGAACGAAAAAGCTTTCAGAGTGGAGGGGTGAGAATGGAACTGTTAATGACGAAAATATCGGAATTAAAGCCTCATCCTAAGAATCCCCGCAAGCATCCGGAGGATTTGTTAATAAAACTGGAGGCTTCCATAAGAGAATTTGGGTTCACAAGTCCGGTACTGATTAGCAGCGACAATATGATTCTGGCCGGACATGCAAGGTGCAAAGCCGCTGCAAGAATGGGAATTCAAGAAGTCCCGGCAGTGAGGCTTCCTTTTGAAGGAGCTAAAGCTGATGCTTATGTCATAGTGGACAATAAATTGAATGAGCTTGCCCAATGGGATACAGAGCTTTTGATAGAGTTGATCAAAGACATAGACAACAGCGGCTTTGACGTGTCGCTTACCGGCTTTGACGCTGCGGAGATTGACGAGCTGTTCCACGACAAAACTACCGCTAGTGTCAAGGAAGACAATTTCGATGCGGAAAAGGCGGCGGCGGAAATCAAAACGCCGGTTACACAAAGGGGCGATATATGGCTGCTCGGCAGGCACCGCCTGATGTGCGGCGACAGCGCCTCCCTGCCGGACGTGCGGCTGCTGATGGACGGCAAAAAGGCACGGTTCGTTTTCACCGATCCGCCCTGGAACGTGGATTACGGTTCGGACGCCAGGCATCCAAGCTGGAAGCCGAGGCAAATTCTAAACGACAGGATGAGCACCGAGGAATTCGGTGCTTTTTTATTGCGCGCTTTTAATTGCATGCGTGAGGTTTCGGAGGCCGGATGCATGACCTATGTGGTGATGTCCGCGCAGGAATGGGGCAATGTTATGAACGCCCTGCGGGAGGCGGGGTATCACTGGTCAAGCACCATTATCTGGGCCAAGGACAGCCTTGTGCTGTCCCGCAAGGATTACCACACTCAGTACGAGCCGATCTGGTACGGCTGGCTTGAGGGGACGCGCCTCTGCCCGCTGAAGGACCGCAAGCAGTCGGACTTATGGGAAATCCCGCGCCCGAAGGTTTCGGTCGAGCATCCCACTATGAAGCCGGTGGCGCTGGTGGCCAAGGCTATGCTCAACAGCTCCCGCGCCGGCGATGCGGCGCTTGATTTATTCGGAGGATCCGGCACAACAATGATTGCCGCAGAGCAGACCGGACGGGTTTGTTTCATGATGGAGCTTGACCCGAAGTACTGCGATGTGATTGTAAAGCGCTATATTTCCCAGTTTGGGGATGATACGGTTTTCCTATTGCGCGGTGATGAAAAAATTCCTCACATAGAAACACAGATTGCTTGAAAATGTCCTTGCTTTTCCCTCAAAACAGAGCGTTAATGTACCCCGCCAAAAAAAGAAAGGTGGGATTTTTTATGAGCATCAGAGCAATTTCAGCTTTTCCGGAGGGAGGTGAAAGGAATGAGGAATAACAGCTTCCGCTTCTCACAGAAGGTTACCGGTCAGGAGAGAAAAGTCATTGCCACAATAATCGCTGAAGCCCTTGGAGGACAGGTGCGCTATGCCGGAGCGCCAGGCTTTGCTTATGAGGCAAACGGCTGGACGGTTGACAGGGACAGCATGGTTCATTCGCCGGAAATCGGCCTTGATGAAATCAAAAGCATCCGCCCCGTTATTGACGCGCTGAATATCGCCGGGTTATCCGCAGAGGGAACCATGACGATTGCACTTTCTTCGGACGGATTCAGCGAAACAAGCCTCGAAAACCTTAAAAATATGCTGGCCAGCAAGGAAACGCTGATAAAGAAAGCGCTATCGGTTGACCGTGAGCTTTCCGTGTCGGCTGAAAATGACGGAATCACCTTCCCGTTCTGGAACGCGACTTTAAATGCCGACGAGGTACAGACGTATATCACGCTGGCAAGGCAGATGGCGGAACAGGCCAAGACGCAGAAGCGCGTGCTGGCTGCCGAAAAACCGGTGGACAATGAAAAATATGCCTTCCGCTGTTTCCTGCTCCGGTTGGGGTTTATCGGGGATGAATTTAGAACTGAGCGCAGGATATTGCTTTCGCGGCTGTCCGGAAACGGGGCGTACCGGAAAGGCAGCGCAAAGGCGGCGGATGAAAATGAGTGATTTTCAAAACACCGCCTTCTTTGTCAGGCGTCCGTTTTCGATTGAGGATTTGAGAAAGCCGCATCTGCATAAGGAGGAAAAGCCTTTTGCGGTTGTGAAAACCATCTGGCTTTCAAAGATAGACTATGAGAATTTCATTGCCGATCTTTGTGTCGGCCGACGGTTTATCGAGGAAAACAAGGAGCTTTGCCGCATTGACGAAGACGGAGTATGGCGCTGCCTGCTGGTGCGGCGGCGGGGGCAGCCGGACGGAGTGCTGGTGATGCCCGGCGGCATGGATTATCCGAAATACGCCGCATATTTTCCGGGAGGAGAGGATTGAAAGATGAGTGCAAGAGGCTTTCCTTCAAAAGAAACCGTCCTCCGGCTTAAGAAGCAGTATCCGCCGGGGACACGCGTCGCGCTTATCCGCATGGATGATCCGTACGCCGCGCTGAAACCGGGAGACCAAGGCACCGTTTCCTTTGTGGACGATATCGGAACCATACATATAAAGTGGGACTGCGGTTCTTCGCTCGGCGCGTCTTATGGCGTGGACATGATCAGGAGACTTTAAATGTACACAAATCTCGCCGCGAAAAATTGTTGAAAATCCGGCGGAAACTCATTAAAAATTGCCTTGCTATCCTGTGTTTTCAATGGCCTAATGTACACTGCCGAAGGGCAGAAAACACAGGGAAAGCGAGGAAAAGCACAATGTTTGAAACGAGATTTGGAATCGAGGTTGAATTCACAGGGATTACGAGGGTGCAGGCGGCAAAGGTTGCTGCGGAGTTTTTGGGCGGGAGGATCGAAAGCGGAAACGATTATTACAACACGCAGAAAGTTATCGCGCCGGACGAACGGGTCTGGAAATTCATGAGCGACGGCAGTATCAAAACGCAGAAAAAGGAACGCGGCCGGATTGTCGAGGCAGGCCGGGAATATAGTGTGGAGCTGGTAAGCCCCATACTCACCTACCGGGAGGACATTGAAACCCTGCAGGAACTGATCAGAAGGCTTCGCAAGGCGGGAGCCTTTGCGGTACCAAGCTGCTGCGGAATTCATGTTCATATTGACGGGGCAAACCACACGCCGCGAAGCATTCGCAACTTCATCAACATCATTGCCAGCAAGAACGACCTGCTCTACAAGGCGCTGCAGATTGAGCCGGAAAGGATGCGATTCTGCAAGAAGATGGATGCGGCGCTGGTGGAGAAGATAAACCGCCGCAAGCCCAAGACCATGGCGACCATCGAGAGCATCTGGTATGAAGGCTACGAGGGAAGCCGCAGGCAACATTATCATGGAAGTAGATACAATTTTTTGAACCTGCACAGCTTTTTCAACGGCAACGGAACGATCGAGCTTAGAGGCTTCAACAGCGAACTCCATGCCGGGAAAATCCGGAGCTACATAGTGCTTGCCTTGGCGTTAAACCATCAGGCGCTGACGCAAAAATGCGCTTCCAGCAAGAAGCCGCAGGTCGAAAACGAAAAATTCGCCATGCGCACCTACCTCAACCGCATCGGGCTGATCGGCGACGAGTTCAAAAACTGCCGGGAGCATCTTTGCAAACACCTTGACGGCAACGCGGCATGGCGGTTTCGGGCGGCATAGATGAGCGGGGGCGGACAGCCGCCCCTTATCCCGCGGCAAACACAAGGAGGATGAAGTGATGGACAAGGAAACAGGGACAATTTATCTGGCATACGGAAGTAACTTGAATTTGAAGCAGATGGCATACCGCTGCCCGACGGCGCGGGTTCTGGGGAGCGCGAAGCTCACAGGCTTCCGGCTGTTGTTCCGGGGCGGGAACGGCGGCGCGGTGGCGACGATAGAAAAGCAAAAAGGCGGAAGCGTGCCGGTGCTGCTTTGGAGAATCACGCCTTATGACGAGGAAGCGCTGGACCGCTATGAAGGCTATCCGCATCTGTACCGGAAAGAAACGGTTAAGGTGCGTTTCAAAGGGCAGTGGGTGTCTGCGATGGTATATATCATGAATGAAGGCAAACCGCTGGGGGCACCGGGCCGCTACTACTACGAGGTAATCCGGCAGGGATATATGGACGCGGGCTTTGACATATCTGTTCTCAACAAAGCGGTGCGGGATTCGGCGGCGCAAGAGACGGCGGTGGAGGTGTAGGAAAAGATGCTGCCTGTATAGATAATTTCATAGAAATCTACTTGATAAAGGAGCTTCGCAAGAGGTTCCTTTTTTCTTGTTCACTTTCAGGAAAGGAGGCGGCAAAGCTGCGGAAGTTAAAGCGATATAAACCTACGAAGTTTATGGTGGAAGGATCCAAATACGACAAGGAAGCGGCGGACGCCGCCGTTGCCTTTATCAACTGCCTGAAGCATACCAAGGGCGAATGGTACGGGATGCCCTTTGAGCTTATCGACTGGCAGGAGCAGATTGTCAGGGATATATTCGGCGTCTTGAAACCGAACGGATACAGGCAGTTCAACACCGCTTATGTAGAAATCCCAAAAAAACAGGGAAAAAGCGAGCTTGCGGCGGCAATCGCTCTATACCTGACCTGCGGCGATTTTGAGCATGGCGGCGAAGTTTACGGGTGCGCATCCGATAGGCAGCAGGCGTCCATCGTTTTCGACGTGGCGGTGGACATGGTGGAGCAATGCCCGGCATTAAAGTCCCGGATTAAACCGATGCTGTCGCAGAAGAGGCTGGTATACAGGCCGCTCGGGAGCTTCTATCAGGTGCTTTCGGCGGAGGCATATACGAAGCATGGGCTTAACGTCCATGGCGTGGTATTCGACGAGCTGCATGCGCAGCCGAACCGCGATCTGTATGACGTGATGCTGCACGGATCCGGCGACGCAAGAAAGCAGCCGCTGTTTTTCCTGATTACGACTGCAGGCACCGACAGGAACTCCATCTGCTGGGAGGTGCATCAAAAGGCAGAGGACATTCTGCAAGGTCGCAAGATCGATCCGACATTCTACCCGGTTATCTACAGCGCGGCCGATACCGACGACTGGACAAGCGAAAAGGTATGGAAAAAGGTCAATCCATCGCTGGGCATTACAGTAGATATTGAAAAGCTGAGGGTGGCTTTTGAAAACGCTAAACAAAACCCTGCAGAGGAGAATTTATTCCGTCAGCTTCGCCTGAACCAGTGGGTCAAGCAGTCAGTGCGCTGGATGCCTATGGACAAATGGGACAGGTGCGCATTTCCAGTCGATGCCGACAGCCTGCACGGCAGAACCTGCTACGGCGGCCTCGATCTGTCCAGCACCACCGATATTACCGCATTTGTGCTGGTGTTTCCGCCGCTGGATGAGGACGACAAATATCAGATCCTGCCTTTTTTCTGGATACCGGAGGACAATATCGACCAGCGCGTTCGGCGGGACCATGTGCCGTACGACGTCTGGGAACGGCAGGGCTTTTTGTATACTACCGAGGGCAACGTGGTGCATTACGGCTTTATTGAGACTTTTATTGAGGAGCTTGGCATGAAATACAACATCCGCGAAATTGCCTTTGACCGCTGGGGCGCGGTACAGATGACGCAGAACCTCGAAGCTTTGGGCTTTACCGTTGTGCCGTTCGGGCAGGGTTTCAAGGACATGTCGCCGCCCACAAAAGAACTGATGAAGCTGACTTTGGAGGAACGCATCGCTCATGGCGGCCATCCGGTGCTGCGCTGGATGATGGACAATATCTTTGTCAAAACCGATCCGGCCGGAAATATCAAGCCTGATAAAGAAAAGTCCACCGAGAGGATAGACGGCGCGGTGGCCCTCATTATGGCGCTTGACCGTGCGTTAAGGCACAGCGGGGAGAATACCGGCTCGGTTTATGACGAAAGGGGGTTGTTGTTTATATGAATATCTTTTCCCGCCTGTTCAAAGCAAGGGATAAGCCGAAAAACAGCCTGTTCGGCAACGCATACAGCTTTTTCTTCGGCAGCACCAGCAGCGGCAAAGCCGTCAACGAGCGGACGGCCATGCAGACAACGGCGGTGTATGCCTGTGTCAGGATACTGGCAGAGGCCATCGCCGGTCTTCCGCTTCATGTGTACCGGTACAAGGAAGACGGCGGCAAAGAGAAAGCGCTCACCCATCCGTTATATTACCTGCTCCATGACGAGCCAAACCCTGAGATGACTTCATTCGTGTTCCGCGAGACACTGATGAGTCATCTTCTTTTATGGGGAAATGCTTATGCCCAGATTATTAGAGACGGTTCAGGACGAGTGCTGGCGCTTTATCCCCTTTTGCCTAACAAGATGACGGTAGACAGGGCTCCAAGCGGAGAACTGTATTATATCTACCGGCGGGACAGCGAGGAAAGCAGGACAAATCCGAAAGCGGGACTGGTGTACCTGCGAAGCTACGAGGTGCTGCACATCCCGGGGCTCGGCTTCGACGGGCTGATCGGATACTCCCCTATCGCCATGGCCAAGAACGCCATAGGCATGGCCATCGCCTGCGAGGAGTACGGCGCGTCCTTCTTTGCCAACGGCGCAAACCCGGGCGGCGTGCTGGAACATCCGGGCGTGCTCAAGGACCCGGCAAAGGTGCGCGAAAGCTGGAACGCCGTCTATCAGGGCAGCGCCAACGCCCACCGCATTGCTGTTCTGGAAGAGGGCATGAAGTTCCAGCAAATAGGCATCCCGCCGGAGCAGGCGCAGTTTCTGGAGACAAGGAAGTTCCAGATAAACGAGATCGCCCGCATCTTCCGCGTGCCGCCCCATATGGTGGGCGACCTTGAGAAGTCAAGCTTTTCAAACATCGAGCAGCAGTCGCTGGAGTTTGTCAAATACACGCTTGACCCATGGGTTGTACGCTGGGAGCAGGCCATCCAAAAGGCGCTGCTTTTGCCGTCGGAGAAGCGGATGTATTTTGTCAAGTTCAACGTAGACGGCCTTCTGCGCGGGGATTATGCCAGCCGCATGAACGGCTATGCTGTGGCGCGCCAGAACGGCTGGATGAGCGCCAACGATATCCGCGAGCTTGAGAACATGAACCGCATTCCAGAGGAGCTGGGCGGCGATTTGTATCTCATCAACGGCAATATGACCAAGCTTCAGGACGCCGGAGCATTTGCAGGCAAAACAAGCCCAGAAACGGAGGGATCGAAAAGATGAGCAAATTATCAAAACCAAGGCTGGTGCGCCGCTTTTGGAACTGGGTGCAAAACGATGACGGCAGCCGGACTTTGTACCTTGACGGGCCCATAGCCGAGGAAAGCTGGCTGGGAGACGAAGTGACTCCCAAACAGTTCAAGGCGGAGCTGTTATCCGGAGAGGGCGACATAACGATCTGGATCAACAGCCCAGGCGGCGATATATTTGCGGCCAACCAGATTTACAACATGCTGATGGATTACAAAGGCAAAGTAACCGTAAAGATTGACGGTATTGCGGCCAGCGCCGCTTCGGTCATTGCCATGGCCGGAGGCGACGTCTTCATGTCGCCTGTTAGCATGATGATGATACACAACCCAATGACCATAGCCATCGGAGATACGGAGGAGATGGAGAAAGCTATCGCCATGCTGGAGGAAATAAAGGAATCCATCATCAATGCCTATGAGCTGAAAACCGGGCTTTCCCGGACAAAAATATCGCACCTTATGGATGCGGAAAGCTGGTTTAACGCAAAAAAAGCGGTGGAACTTGGCTTTGCCGATGGCATCCTGTTTATGGAGAATGAATCATCCCCATCAGAATTTGAAGTATCAGGAGGAATGATCTTCAGCAGGCAGGCAGTGACAAATTCCATCCTGCAAAAACTTATACCCAAAGAAAAACCAAAAGGAACCCCGATTGAGTCGCTTGAAAAGCGGCTTTTTCTACTTTTACCCCACTAAATCTGCGATTTAGCGGGGACCCCAAATAAAACCATAAGGAGGATTTGACCATGAGCAAAATACTGGAACTGCGTGAAAAACGCGCGAAAGCATGGGAAGCGGCCAAGGCTTTCCTCGACAGCAAACGCGGGAGCGACGGGCTGCTTTCACCGGAGGACACCGCGACTTATGAGAAAATGGAAGCCGATGTTGTTGCGCTGGGCAAAGAAATCGAACGGCTGGAGCGTCAGGCTGCCATAGATCTGGAACTGTCAAAGCCGTTGAATATCCCCATTGCAGACAAGCCCGCTTCCATATCAGGCAACAATGAAAAAACCGGACGTGCCAGCGACGAGTACAGGCAGTCTTTCTGGAACATGATGCGCGGCAGACGCAAATATGACGTGCATAACGCGCTGCAGGTCGGGGAGGACACCGAAGGCGGATATCTTGTCCCCGACGAGTTTGAGCGTACTCTTGTGGAAGCGCTGGAAGAGGAGAATATCTTCAGGCAGATTGCCAATGTCATTACAACTTCCAGCGGCGACAAGAAAATCCCCGTGGTGGCAAGCAAGGGCACCGCATCCTGGGTAGATGAGGAAGGCCAGATTCCGGAAAGCGACGACTCCTTTGCACAGGTTTCCATCGGAGCTTACAAGCTGGCGACCATGATCAAGGTGTCCGAGGAACTGTTAAACGACAGCGTATTCAACCTTGAGCAGTATATTGCCAAAGAGTTTGCTCGCCGCATCGGAGCAAAAGAGGAGGAAGCTTTCTTTATCGGCGACGGATCTGGCAAGCCAACCGGCATTTTAGCCAATAGCGGAGGCGGCGAGGTGGGAGTAACCGCGGCAAGCGCGGCAGCCATTACCCTCGACGAGATCATAGACTTGTTCTACAGCCTTAAGTCTCCCTACCGCAGAAACGCTGTATTTATAATGAACGACTCGACCGTCAAGGCCATCAGGAAGCTTAAGGACAACAACGGACAGTATCTCTGGCAGCCTTCCGTTGCCGCCGGAACGCCGGATACCATCCTAAACCGCCCGGTCAGGACGTCGGCCTATATGCCTGCCATTGCCGCCGGAGCAAAGACAATAGTATTCGGCGATTTTTCCTACTACTGGGTGGCAGACCGCCAGGGCAGGGTGTTCAAACGTCTCAACGAGCTGTATGCCGCAACCGGGCAGGTGGGCTTCATGGCTACCCAGCGCGTGGACGGCAAGCTGGTGCTGGCCGAGGCAGTCAAAATCCTGCAGCAGAAGGCATCCTGATAAGAAACGGAGGGCTGCGGCATGGAACTTATAGAGAAGGTTAAAGCCAACCTCATACTGCAGCACAGCCAAGACGACGCTCTTTTGCAGGAATACATCAAAGCCGCAGTGGCCTATGCGGAGAGCTACCAGAAAAAGCCGGAGGGGTATTATGCCGAAAACCCCATGCCGCCCACCACCGAGCAGGCCGTCATCATGCTGTCGTCCCATTTTTATGAAAGCCGGGACGGCAGCACAGGCGGCTTTTTTGCCGACAACGTACAGGCCGGGCAGCAGGTATGGAATACGGTCAATATGCTTCTGAGGCTTGATCGGGATTGGAAGGTGTAAATATGAGTTTTGGAATAATGAACACTTTTGTGGATATCATCTTGTCTAAGCCGGTTAAGGACAGCGAGGGTTTTGCTGAAAAAGGGGATATCATCCTTGCTTCGGTAAGGGCATACAAGGAAGATAGGCATGGCAGCGAAAAATGGGCAAACAGGGCGGCGTTTTCACAGGCGTCCGCCCTGTTCCGCTTCCGCAGGATCCCTAACCTTGAAATCACCACAGATCTTGTGCTCGTTTGCAGCGATGGCAGGTACAACATTATCAGCGTAGAGGATGTAAAGGGGCGCGGAATGTATATTGAGGTGCTTGCGGAGAAGGTGAAATCAAGCTAAGCATAAGAGGAGGTGGCTGCAACGTGGCTAAGGTGGAGGTTAAGATGCCGGAGGAATTCTTGCTCCGGATTTCCAGGCTTGGAGAAAGGACAGACGAAATCATCCCCAAGGTACTGGAAGCAGGCGGGGAAGTGGTGCTTTCCAAAGTGAAGTCCAACCTGCAGTCGGTTATCGGAAGCGGTACTAAATACCCGTCCAGGTCAACCGGTGAATTGGTAGATGCTTTGGGTCTCTCTCCTGCCAAGCAGGACAGGGACGGAAACCACAACATAAAAGTCGGCTTTACTGAGCCAAGGAAAGATGGGGAAAGCAACGCGAAGATCGCTAACATCATCGAGTACGGCAAGTCCGGGCAGTCTCCAAGACCCTTTTTGAAACCGGCGAAATCGGCTTCGAGGAAGTCCTGCATCGAAGCAATGAAAACAAGACTGGAACAGGAGTTGGGGCGGATATGAGCATATTGTCGGAGTTAAATTCGTTATTGGATGTTTTGGGTATCCCCATTGAAACCGGCGTATTCAGCGGTGTACCGCCGGATGAGTACCTTGTCATAACCCCGATGACAGATACATTTGAGGTTTTTGCAGACAACCGGCCTCAGGCTGAAACCCAGGAGGTTCGGCTGTCTTTATTTATAAAGGGAAACTACACTGCCCGTAAAAACGAGATAGTAAACACATTGCTCCAAGCGGGCTTTACCATTACCGACCGGCGGTATATCGGGCACGAAGACGATACCGGCTATCACCATTACGCCATCGACGTGGCAAAGGAGTACCAACTTGAATAATTGCAAGGCTTGGGCGCGGGCATATAAATTTGAGCATAACATTTGGTTTGTGCGCGGATTGTGTCCGGCTTCAAGCTGGTGAGGTAAAGGAGGAATGAGACATGGCAACTATCGGACTGGACAGGTTATATTATGCAAAAATAACCGAGGATGAAAACGGAGAAGAAACCTACGGCACGCCTGTGCCGCTGGCCAAGGCGATTACGGCGGAGCTTTCGGTGGAACTGGCCGAGGCGACGCTTTATGCCGACGACGGAGCGGCAGAAGTGGTCAAGGAGTTCCAAAGCGGCACCTTATCTCTTGGAGTTGCGGATATCGGCGCTGCCGCAGCCGAGGTTTTGACAGGAGCCACCCTTGACGACAACAAGGTGCTGATTTCCGCCAGCGAGGATGGGGGTGCTCCGGTGGCTATCGGCTTCAGAGCCAAGAAAGCCAACGGCAAGTACCGGTACTTCTGGCTGTACCGGGTAAAATTCGGCATACCGGCGACAAATCTGCAGACGAAGGGCGACAGCATCACATTTTCCACGCCCACCATCGAAGGAACGGTCATGCGGCGCAACAAGCCGGACGGCCAGGGCAGGCATCCGTGGAAAGCGGAGGTCAGCGAGGACGATCCCGGCGTATTGCCCGCCACTATTACCGGCTGGTATACACAGGTGTATGAACCTGTCTTTGCTGTGGGAGGAGGCGGCGAATGATGGAGGATACGGACAGAAGCGCAAGCATCAGCATCGGCGGCGAAGAGTATCAGCTTATTCTAACCACCAGAGCGACAAAGGAAATCGCTAAAAGGTACGGCGGTCTTGAAAATCTCGGCGCCAAGCTGATGAAAACGGAAAACTTCGAGATGGCGCTGGATGAAGTAGGGTGGCTGATTACGCTGCTGGCCAACCAAAGCATTCTGATACACAACCTGAAAAGTGAGAATAAGCGGGAACTTCTGACCGAAGAAGCGGTGGAGCTACTCACCTCCCCGCTGGAGCTGGCGGCATACAAAGACGCTATCATGGAAGCTATGTTCAAAGGCACCAAAAGAAACGTTCAAAGCGAGGACGACTTAAAAAACACAACGGCCGGGTGAGCGATGAGGAATTGTTCACCCGGCTTATATATTACGGCACTGTCCAGCTAAACCGCACCGAGGAGGAAGTGCGGCTCATGCCTATCGGGCACCTGCTGGACTTGTGGGAGTGCCACAAGCAGTTCTTGGGGCTGGCCAGACCGAAGCGGGAGCTGACCATTGATGATGTGATACCTTATGGGATTTAGGGATAAAAAAAGCAGGGACTTCTTCCAATCCCCGCTTTGTAAAGCTGCCGTTATTCCATTTGCAAAAACTCTGCCGCTGTCATGATCTTTGGGTTTGTGACGCCGGATTCAAGAAAATCCCTGTCGCCGGTTACAAGCACATCGGCTTTTGCCGCAATGGCCGCCCTGAGTATCGGCCTGTCGGAGGCGTCCCGTACAAGCGCCTCATCGGACACGTCAATGGCGGGAGTCGGAACAACTTCAAGGACGGTAAGCGCAAGCGCCAAAAAGCGTTCGAGCGCTTGTATTTTGTGAGGAAATTTCCGGTTGTACACCCGGCGAAGCTCATCGATGTTTTGATCGCAAACCATACCGTGGTTGGGGTGTGTAACGGCTTTGACGTACGCCTGATATGGCGTTCCTTCACTGCTCAAGGATGCGGAGATAAGGATGTTGGTGTCGATCAATACTCTCATAGTCCTTCAATCTCCGCGCGGACGTCCTTTACCAGATCCATAACGTCGTCATCGCTGCGGATCCCGGCTTTTTCCGCTTCGTCCTCCATTTCCTTCTGCAGCATTTTCATGGCGTAGACAGCGGAGTTCATAAGGATAACCCGGTCTTCCTCGCAGATGAGGGTGACACGGTCTCCGGTGGAAAGGCGAAGCTTGGAGCGGATATCTTTTGGCAGTGTGATCTGGCCTTTGGCCATTACCTTTGCATTATCAACTATGGGAACGCTCATGCCGAATCCTCCTTCATTTGGATTTGAAAAGCAGGGTAATCCCTACTTTCCCTACTATTAGTATATACCAAACCGCGTTGAAATACAATAGCGTTTTATTTTTTTTAAATTTCACACGAAAGGAGGCGGTTTTGTGGCAGACGATTTTGGCCTGAAGATCGGCATTGAAGGAGAGCGCGAGTTTAAAAACGCCATTCGGGAAATCAACCAAAGCTTCAAGGTGCTGGGCAGTGAAATGAATCTTGTCGCATCCCAGTTTGACAAGCAGGATAAATCAGTTGAAGCTGTTGCTGCGCGAAACAGGGTGCTAAGCAAAGAGATCGACGCGCAGAAAGAAAAAATTGCCACATTAGAGAAAGCGCTTGCCAATGCCGCCTCCTCTTTCGGGGAAACCGACCGGCGGACTCAGTCCTGGCAGATACAGCTTAACAACGCCAAAGCAGAACTCAACAAAATGGAGCGCGAGCTGGAGTCAAACAACAAAGCGCTGGACAATGCGGGAAAAGAGTTTGATGAAGCGGAAAAACAGGCGGATGAATTCGGCGACGAGATCAAAAAGGCCGCGGATCAGGCGGATGACGCGGGCGGGCGTTTTGAAAAACTGGGCGGCGTTTTGAAAGGAATCGGCGTGGCCATGGGCGCGGCGCTTGCCGCCATTGGTACGGCGGCGGTCGGCGCGGGAAAGGCTCTTGTGGATATGTCGGTAAATTCGGCAGCCTATGCCGATGAAATCCTTACCGCTTCGACCGTAACCGGCATGTCCGCCGACAGCCTGCAGGCGTACAAGTACGCCGCAGAGCTTGTTGATGTGTCCTTGGATACCTTAACCGGCAGCATGGCAAAGAACGTCAGATCCATGTCTTCCGCGCGGAAAGGCACCGGCGAGATCGCGGACGCTTACCGGCGGCTCGGCATTTCGGTCACAGACGCCAACGGCAACCTGCGCGACGGTGAAACAGTCTACTGGGAAACCATAGACGCCCTCGGCAAGGTATCCAACGAAACCGAGCGCGACGCGCTGGCCATGCAGATTTTCGGTAAAAGCGCGCAGGAACTAAACCCCCTGATCGCGCAGGGGTCTGCAGGCATAGCGGAACTTACCGAGGAAGCCAGGCGCATGGGCGCGGTCATGAGCGAGGATTCGCTGAACGCCCTTGGAAAATTTGACGACAGCATCCAGCGTCTCAAAGCGGGCGGCGAAGCGGCCAAGAACATGCTGGGCACCGTACTGCTCCCCCAGCTTCAGATATTGGCCGACGACGGAGTTGCGCTTCTTGGGGAATTTACTCGTGGATTATCTGAAGCCAACGGCGACTGGACGAAGATAAGCGAGGTCATCGGCAATACGGTGGGAAGCCTTGTGGGCATGCTGATGGAAAACCTGCCGAACCTCATTCAGGTGGGCTTGGATATCGTGACTTCCATCGGTGGGGCTATTGTGGACAATCTCCCGATCATTATTGACGCGGCGGTGCGGATTGTCATGACGCTGCTGCAGGCTTTAATCGACGCCCTGCCGCAGATAACAGAAGGCGCGCTGCAGCTTGTAATGGCGCTGGTGCAGGGCATAATCGATAACCTGCCTGCCTTGGTGGAAGCCGCAGTTCAAATGATTGCTGCGCTGGCATCCGGTATCGGAGAGGCGCTTCCGGAACTGATCCCGGCTGTCGTGGAAGCCATTCTCCTCATTGCCGAGGTGCTTCTTGGTAATATGGATAAAATCCTCGACGCGGCGTTTCAGATCATACAGGGATTAGCGCAGGGCCTTTTGAATGCCTTGCCAAAACTTATCGAGGCGCTGCCGGAGATCATTGCGTCCATCGTCAACTATATTACCAACAACCTGCCGAAAATCATCGAGATGGGCATAACGCTCATCGTCCAGTTGGCGGTTGGACTGATCAAAGCCATCCCTGAGCTGGTCAAGGCGCTTCCGCAGATTGTTGCGGCCATTCTTGAAGGCTTGGGCAAGGCGGTTGTTTCGGTGGTCGAGATCGGCAGGAACATTGTCAGGGGCATCTGGGAAGGCATCAAGAGCCTCGGAAGCTGGCTGTGGGACAAGGTCAGCAGCTTTTTCTCCGGCATTGTCGACGGCGTGAAAAATTTCCTTGGCATCCGCTCACCGTCCACCGTTTTTGAAGGCATCGGCGGCAATATGGCGCAGGGCATCGGAGAGGGCTTCGACAAGGCTATGGCAAGAGTGGCGGACGATATGCAAAATGCGGTGCCGACGGACTTTAATATTTCGCCTGACATTAGCGTAAACGGACGCGGCGGATCCGCCGCTTCAGCTTCCGGCCCGCTGGTCGTTGTTCAGCAGATGATCGTGCGCAGCGAGGACGATATCCGCAGGATTTCGCAGGAACTGTACAACCTGATGCAGACCGGATCAAGGGCGCAGGGGCGCTTCAGCACAGCATAAGGAGTGATCATATGGGGTTTATCTATAACGGCATTTCATCACAAAGCATGAAAATACGGGCCAGGCTAACGGGCTGGCAGGTGTCCCCTGCCCTGCGCAACTCCTTTGAAACTGTGTCGGGTAAAGCGGGTATAGCGGATTTCGGATGCGACATCTCCGAGCGAACCATCACCATAAGCTGCAGCGTGCTTCCCCGGCGCAGTTTTGCGGATCTGGTTTCGGTGCTGGATAACGCGGCGGAATGGCTGAATCCGGCAAACGGGCTTAAGCAGCTTATCCTCGACGACGTGCCCGACAGGTATTTCAAGGCGCGGCTCTCGGAGGCGGTGGACTGCGAGCGGCTGCTGCGCACTGCCGGAAGCTTCGAACTTCGTTTTGTCTGCCCCGACCCGTTTGCCTATGCGATTGAGGATGAGGTGTTTGTTCTTTCCGGAACGGGAACGCATGCGGCGGAGAGGCTTGCGGGAAACGCCGATTCCGAGCCGGTATATCTCTTGAAGGGCGTGATCTCCGCATCCTCTTCAAGCTATATATCCCTCATAACCAACGGCGAGGAACTGCGCGTCATCGGTACACTGGCGGAGGGCGAAACGCTCGTCATTGATTCCGGCATGGTGACCGCAAAGGTGACGGATGCTGCCGGAAACACCCTGCGCAACGGCCTGCCCTGCCTGCAGGAGCTGAACTTCCCGATCCTCAGGAAGGGCCTGAACAATATAGAGATTGCGGCGGCAAACGCAGCTTTTACGGAGCTTAAAATACAGGCAAAAAGCAGATGGAGGTGAGCATATGGCCATAAAGTCGGTTTTAACAAGGCAGGAGGATTTTACAGGGGAGTTTCCTGCAACCGCGCGGACGTCCGCTTTATGGCGTTTCAACGAAAGCGCGCCGGACGGAAATCTGCGGCTTTTAGATTCGTCCGGGCATGGCAGGCATTTTACCGTTTCCGGCTGGTCAGGCACTTCGGCGAACCTTATTGCAGGAAAGTTAGGCCGATATTTCAGGCAAAACATCGTCAACCCAACTTCGGAAAAGACCCACCTTATAGCGGCAAACGACGGGAGCTTTTTCAGCAATCTGGGCGAGAAGATTGTCGTGGGCGGATGGATCAACCCCACCACCTATTCGGTAGGGCAGACATATTGCCCTATCTTTAACACCCGCCAGGGGCCCGGCCAGCCGATTTTCTATGTGTCCCTCTATCAGGGCAGGCCGCGCATGATGCTCTACAACTCTGCTGGCTCATTGATCCTTGACCAAAGCGAAACGCCGAGCTTCTCCATGATCAACGGCGGCTGGTACTTCATCGCGGCCGTCATTGAGGTGACTGCCAAGACGTCGCAGATTATCCTCTGCGACCGGGGCAGCGGCGCGGTTTGGATTGCACCCAAGCGCACCTTCACCGGTACGCTCAACCCGAACTGTACGGCGAATATCGTCATGGGCATGCACGCCGACACCTATTATTTCGCCGGAGGCTTTGACGACTGGTTTCTGGAGACCGATTCGCGCCTGACCATCGACGACCTGGCGCAGCATTTTAAGAACGCGCTGCTGGCCAACGGCGCAGACAGCGCCGCAAGCGTGGACGGCCTGACGGAGCCGGGAGCGGTTATGCTTAAAGCGGCAAATGGCGTTTATCCTGCAAGCGGCGTGCTGTATACCAAGGCAGCGCCCTGCGCGTTGTCCGGCAGCGGGCGTGTGGCGGTAACCAGCGAATATGCAGCAGGCATAACGTCGGTGTCTTTGGTGGAGACCAGTACGAGCGACGACCTTGCGGAATGGTCGGCATGGCAGGCGGTGGGAGCCAGCGGCGAGCTTCAGTCTCCAAACCGGCAATTTATCCGGTTCCGGGTTACCCTTTCCAGCAGCGATCCGTCGAGGACGCCGAAGCTGCTGGAAATCCAGCTTCATGACATCCCCAAGCCGCCCTATGAAAAGCTCGGTTTTGCCCGTCCTGTAGTTTTGGACGAAAACGGCTCATGGGAAGCCGTCCTTGAAAACGCCTTTGACATTATCGTCACCGGCGAGGTAAACGGCGCGGATACGCTGGAGTTCAAGCTTCCGTTCCATGATCCGAAAAGAAGCGCGCTGGAAAACGAAAAACAGGTGCAGATCGCAAGCGATATTTACCGGATCCGCACCCTGACGGACAACAAGAGCGAGGACGGGCGCATAATTACGCAGGTTTACGCCGAGGCGGCATTTTACGACCTGTCTTTCAGCGCGGAAAAGGAACCTGCGGACTTTAACGCAGATACCGCCGATGTGCCGATGAAATATGCTTTGCTTGGCACCGGATGGTCGGTGGGAAATGTTACCGTAACAGCGAAGCGGACATGGCAGTGTACCGAGAAAAATGCGCTGTCCATCCTTCGAGCTGTACAGAACATCTATGGCGGCGACATTGTTTTTGACAGCGCCAACCGGCTGGTGCACTTGCTTGCATTCAGCGGCACAGACAGCGGAGCGCTTTTTTCATATAGAAAGAACCTGAAAAGCATCCAGCGGGTGGTCGATACGCGGGAATTAGTGACAAGGCTTTATGCCTACGGAAAGGACGGCATGACCTTTGCTTCCATCAACGGCGGCAAGGACTATGTGGAAGATTACAGCTTCTCCAGCGAGGTGCGGGTATCGGCGCTCGACTGTTCGTCATTCGGCAATCCGTATCAGATGCTGGAATATGCCCGGATGCGGCTTGCGGAATATTCGCGGCCCCGCGTTTCCTACGTGCTGTCGGCCATGGATTTGTCGGCGCTGACAGGCTATGAGCATGAAGCGTGGAAACTGGGAGACATTGTGACGGTGGACGACAAGGAACTGGGCCTTTCCGTTAAGACCCGCGTCGTGCGGCGGCAGTACAACCTTCAGGAGCCATGGAAAACGGTGATCGAGCTTTCCACAAAACTTCGGGAGCTTGGCGATTCTTCGGCGCAGTGGGACAAGGCGGCGGACACGCTGTCTTCAACCGATCTCCTCGACCGTCAGGAGATCAAGGATATGGTGCCTTTCAACCACCTGCGCAACTCCCGGGCGGACGACGGATTTGCCTACTGGGTGAATTCCGGCTTTGAGGTGGACACAGAAAACGGCGTTTCGGGAACGGCTTCCTTTAAAGCGGAGGGCGTTTTAGGCATGACAAAGAGCCTGTCTCAGACGGTATACCCGGCAACGCGCAAAAGCTACACCTTTTCTGCGCAGATCGCGTCTGAAAATCTTGAAAAAGGTGAAAACGGCCAGGTTGGCGTTGAAATGGTCATTGAATATGAGGACGGCACGACGGAAACAAGGTTTATTGATTTATTTTAAAGGATGGCGGCGGATATGGCGTATTTCAATCAGACTGCACACAATATTTCTCCCAAAAGCGGGAGCAGGGTAAAATCCATCACCGTCCGGCTGTGCGTCACCGACTGCACCGGCACGGTGTATTTCACCGACTTATTATTGCAGGGCGGCTCGGTGGCCACCGGCTGGGTCGGGCATGTGTGCGAGATCCGGTGGACATTGGACGGGTAGGTGAAATGGATGCAGTTTTCAAGGTTTGCGGAAACCATACAGATAAAAAGCGATAAGCATGTGGCGGGCGTGACTGTGACGCTTAAGCTTTCCGACTGTACCGGCACAATCTATTTTACCGACCTGCAGTTTCAGGAAGGCGACCGGCTGACGGGGTACACCGTCCACACCGGCAAAATGCTGGCGAAGTTCAGGGAAAACGGAGAAACTGTCCCGCCCCGCCATTACAACGGCGTGGTGCGGACAGCGGAAACGGTTATTTTATTCAACCTGGGAAAAACATCTGCAGGTCTTGACTGCTATATCTATCCCGTACAGGACATGGCGGCAGGCAGCATTGAGCTTTCCCAGGGCATGGGCGCGCACAAGGCGAGGTTTCTTGATCCGGTGAACGCTGGCGACGAGCTGGCGCTGCTGGCGTCTGCCCGCCAGTGCCTTAAAAACGGAAACCCAGCTCATAAGGATGGGTTTTATCAGTATACGGCGGCGTGGGACAGCAAGCATACGGTCAAACTGGAGGACAGGAAATCGGCACGGGTGCTCTTTGAATTTCAGGAGATGCAGGATGGAGGTGAGCGCCTGTGAGGGATTATTTGAAAGGCAAGCGGTGCATGGTGTGGAGCTTTATGGGCAATGCGAGAATGTATCAGGCTCTTTCAGATTACGGCGACCGCTTTGATACGGTAGGGATTTTTACCTTTGAAGTTGATGCGACGGGCACAATCACCGAAACCGGCACCAGCATCAGCAGCATGCTTCCGTATATCCAAAAATGGCCGCACATCAAGTGGCTGCTGACCATTATGAATCATGGAACAGCCGGCATATTTACTGCGCTTCGCAACAATGAAAACGGCGCAAAGGACAAGTTTCTTACAGAGATCGTGAGGATAATGAACAAGTATCCGTGGTGCGCCGGGGTGGACATCGACCTGGAGCGCGGCGGCGGATATGAAAACAGGGATGCGGCAAACGCGCTGTTTAGGGATATCTATAATACCGTAAAGGCATATAACCCGCAGAAACTCGTCAACATCTGTCTCCCCGGCATGACCGGAGTTCAGGGTTCGGTTGGTGGCGAAAACTGGTGCGTTTATTCAGACCTCGATCCGTACTGTGATACTGCAGCCATTATGAGCTACGGCATGGCGTGGGCGGGCTCCGCTCCCGGGCCAGTATCTCCCCGGGATTGGCTGGAGGGCATATACGATTATGCCGTTACTGCCATGTCGCCGGACAAGATATTCATGGGACTGCCTGCCTACGGCTGGAACTGGCGGATCCACGATACGCCCGAAAACCTCGGGGTCACCTATCGCGGAGTGTCCAACACCTACTATGCGGCCAAATACTGGATGACGGGGGTTTACAACTTTACCGATGATGCGCCGCCCCAGCCGTTTATTCCCATTGTCGCCTATTGGGACGACTACAACAAGGTGCCGTGGGCGCTGCCACATGTATACGACTATATGGAAGGATGGGATGCCGTATCCTGGGAGTACCCTCTGCAAAAGGGTGTATACAACAGGCGGAGGTATTTGACAGGCTACGGCAAGGAGCAGAGAGCGGAGTTCGGGATCGTCTATATTGACAGAAACGGCGTTCCGGACGGGTATGAGGGAAATGTCATCGTGGCGGAGGGCATGGCCTCGCTTGGAGATGCCCAGGCGTCGGCGGAGTACCGGTTTGAGATAACGGAAGCGGGATATTACGATATCGCCGTCTGCCTTTGCTTTCCCTATTGGGACAAAAACGCGATTGTGGTTTCCCTGGACGGGAATGCGAAGACCTTCAGCGAAAACCGCCTGTGGTGGCCGTACTGGAGAAGGCTTTGCTGGCTGCCCCTTGCTAAAGGTGTCTTTCTTTCGGCAGGTGCGCACGCTGTCAGCATAAGCGGAGGAGTGCCGGGAGTCCAGTTTTACGGTTTCAGGATTTGCAGCAATTTTGCAGAGCCCCCTTTTGCGGGCGAGGCGGCATATATGCTCTCACCCAGACAGTTCAAGGATGTCAACGGCGTGATGGCAGAGCCTGATCGAGGCTTTAAGCTGACCTTTGAAATGCTGCGGAGAAAACCCGACTCGGCGCTTATCTGGTACGAGGACTTTCGGGACAGGAATATACTTCCGGAAAGCTACTGGACTATCCTTTCCGGAGAGTGGAGTGTGTGGCAGGATCCGGAAAGCGCTGCCGACCGCCCCTATTCCCAGCTTGAGGGACATGGCGCGCTTGCATGGAAGTACGGCGGGTTTTCCGACGTCCATATCAGGGCAAGGCTGGCCTTCCCGCAAAACGGCGGCGGCCGGGCGGGAGTATTCCTCGGCGATATTTTCTGCTGCCTCAATTACGACACGCAGAGAGTCGAACTGTACCAAGGCGCTTCCCTGCTTGGAAGTTATTCCACAAGTGTTTCTAAGACTCCGGACAGCGAGATCCGCACAAACCCGAACATCTACACCGTTGAGATGCGAAAGCGCGGCAATACGGTCAGGGTCTATTCCGGCGCAAGCTCAATCCTGCGATTTACGGCTGCTGTCAGCAATGCGAGCGGCTATGCGGGAATCCGCTCGGACAACCGGACGGTATGCGAACTGCTGCGGCTGGGGGATGCGTGGGTATATGAGCCGTATGAACGCTTTGACGCCGAGCTTCCCGACGGCACAACAGCAAGCTTCGGAAGAATTCCCCGGACGGGCGTTTCATGGGACGAGGAGTTTCAGGTGTTCTCGGTCACCAGCGATGTGGAGGAATCGGCTACCCGCAGCGAGGATATATCGCTGGACTATGATTTCTTCCACTCGCAGCTTTTGGAGCTTTCCTGCGGCAATGATTATCCCGTCAAAATCATCCCGAAGGACGTCAACATCTGGATATCCCGGCTCTTTCTCGGCGACGCGGACGGCTTTTCCATCCTGTATTATCAGGATGTGGATAGTCTGGTGTACTGGGCGAACGAAGCGGCTTACCGCTGGAAGCTTCGCGGCATTGCCCTCTGGTCGCTCGGGCAGGAGGATATGCGGCTTTGGGAGGCGCTCCCGAAGCAAATATAGGTTGGCAGTCTTTATATATACGGCGCTTTGCTTAAATGCAGGGCGCTTTTTTAATATGACAAATTTGATTGAAACGGAGGTTTAAGACAATGAAAACGGTATGGAACTGGGTGCAGGCGGCCTTTGCCGCCATCGGCGGTTTCCTCGGCTGGTTTCTCGGCGGGCTGGACGGTTTTCTGTATGCGCTGATCGCCTTTGTGGCTATCGACTACCTGACCGGCGTGATGTGCGCCATTGTTGACAGAAAGCTGTCCAGCGAAATCGGAGCGAAAGGCATCTTCAAGAAGGTGCTCATTTTTGTGATGGCGGGCGTTGGACACATCATCGACAGCCAGGTGCTTGGAAACGGCGGCGCGGTGCGGACGGCGGTGATTTTCTTTTATCTCAGCAACGAGGGGATTTCAATACTGGAAAACGCCGCGCACATAGGACTGCCGGTTCCCGAAAAGCTCAAGGCGGTCTTGGAGCAGCTTCACGACCGCAGCGAAAAGGAGGACGAGTAAATGAACCTGCATAAACTCATTCTGACGAACAACGCCTGCTACAAAGCGGGCCGCACTATTATCCCGAAGGGCATCATGGTGCATTCCACCGGGGCAAACAATCCATGGCTCAAGCGCTATGTCGGCCCGGATGACGGCTTGCTCGGCAAAAATCAGTACAACAACCATTGGAATCAGGATAAGCCGGACGGGCGGCAGGTCTGTGTCCATGCCTTCATCGGCAAGCTGGCCGACGGCAGCATTGCCGCCTACCAGACGCTTCCGTGGAATATGCGGGGATGGCACTGCGGAGGCTCCGGCAACGATACGCACATTTCGTTCGAAATCTGCGAGGACGGGCTGGACGACGCTTCATATTTTGCAGCCGTCTGCAAGGAAGCCGCGGAGCTTTGCGCGCATCTCTGCAAGGAGTATGGGCTGACCGAGAAAAATGTCATTTGCCATTCGGAGGGTTACAGGCTGGGCATTGCTTCCAACCACAGCGACGTCATGCATTGGTTTGCGAGGTTCGGAAAGTCCATGGATGCGTTTCGCGCCGATGTAAAGAAGCTGCTTGAGGCTGCGGGCAATTCAAAACCGTACATTGTGCAAAAGGGCGACTCCCTTTGGAGCATTGCCCAAAAGCAGCTCGGCAGCGGGGCGAGGTATCCGGAGATTATGTCCTTGAACGGCCTGTCCTCGACTGCGATTTATCCGGGGCAGGTTTTGAAGATACCACCGAAATAAGGTGCGGGCAATTGATACAATATCATGACAGCGGGAGCGGCGGTTTGGCCGCTCCCGTTTTAATAATCAGGGAGGTGTTTATTGTGGCGCATGCGGGAACGGTTTTTGTACATCCGGAGGGATTCGAGGATTATGTGAAAAAGGCGAAGCTTGCCATGTCGCCGGAGGAGCTGCAGGGGGAGCTGGATTACTGGCGTTCCCGGAAAATCCTGCAGAAGATGCTTGACCAGGGTTTGGTCACACCGGATGAATTCCACAAAATCGACGAATTAAACCGCAGATCTTTCTCGCCGAAGCTGGCGCGGCTGATGGCGTAATTGTCTTGCTATTGTTAGTGCTCAGAGGTATCATGTCCACCCCGGGAGGAGGTGAAAATGATGCGAAAAGTAATGAAGATAGAAGCGGGCGGAGACAGGTTTGTTTCATCCTTAAAGCTTCGGGTGGCGGCCTACTGCCGCGTTTCCACCGACAATGACGACCAGCTTTTAAGCCTTGAGGCGCAAAAGCAGCACTATGAGAAGCTTATCAAAGACAATCCGGAGTGGGAGTTTGCCGGGCTGTACTGCGACGAGGGCATTTCCGGCACCAAAAAGGAAAACCGCGACGGGCTTCAGAGGCTTTTGCGGGACTGCGAGAAGCATATTATCATTACCAAATCCATCAGCCGGTTTGCGAGAAATACCGCCGACTGCCTTGAAATTGTCCGCAGGCTTTCGGAGCTTGGCGTTTTCATCTATTTTGAGAAGGAAAACATCAATACCGGCTCCATGGACAGCGAGCTTTTGCTTTCGGTGCTCAGCAGCCTTGCGGAAAACGAATCGGTTTCCATCTCGCAGAACAACAAATGGGGAGTCAGGAAAAGGTTCCAAAACGGGACGTTCAGGCAGGCCGTGGCTCCCTTTGGATACGGCAAGTCGGGCGGCGCCCTTGTCCCAAACCCCGAGGAAGCGCCCGTCATAAAGCGCATTTTTGAGCAGGCGCTTTCCGGCATGGGCGTGTATAAAATCGCGAAGGGGCTGAATGAGGACGGAATTGCCGGACGAAACGGGAAACCATGGTCTGCCGGAACCATCCGCGGCATATTGGTGAATGAAAGGTACATAGGCGACCTGCTTCTGCAGAAAACCTTCACCGACGACAATTTTCGGCGGCGCAAAAACGGCGGCGAACTGGACATGTATTACATGAAGGACCACCACGAGCCGCTCATCAGCCGCGAGGATTTCGAGGCGGCAAAAAGGATGCTCGCCCAGCACGCCAGGGAAAAAGGCATAGTGAGAGACGGGCGGAAATACAACGCGCGCTATCCTTTTTCGGGCAGGATCATCTGCGGCGAGTGCGGCGGAACCTTTAAAAGAAGGATCCACCACGCGGGCAGGAGGAGCGAATATGTATCGTGGTGCTGCGGCACGCATATCCAGGATAAAAATACCTGTTCCATGCTGTTTGTGCGGGAGGAGCACATCAGAAAAGCCTTCGTCAACATGACAAACCGGCTTTATTCCGGACTGGACATGGTATTGAAGCCTTTAATAGAGGCGCTGCGCAGGCAGGACGGCGACGGGTATTTTGCAAGGATGCACGAGATCGAAAGGCTGATTAGTGAAAATTCAGAGCGGGCGCAGGTGCTGGCGGGCCTTATGGCCAAAGGCTATCTCGAGCCCGCTCTTTTCAATTCGCAGGCAAACGCGCTAAAACTGGAGGCGGAAAGGCTGAAAAAGGAAAAAGCGGCGCTCTTAGCCGCGATAAGCGAATTCTCGGCGGTTTCATCGGCCGAGGAGGTCTGCCGCTATCTTTCCCGTCGGGGATATATGGAGGAATTTGACGGCGATTTCCTCGAGCGCTTTGTGGACGGCATGACGGTCTTCTCCCCTGTTGAAATCGGCTTCCGCCTGAAGTGCGGCCTTGTCCTGCGGGAAAGGATGGAAAGATAATGAGGCATATACCTTACGGATACAGGATCGAAAACGGGCAAGCCGTTTTGGATGCGGACGAGGCGCAGCGGGTAAGGGCGTTTTTTGATGCGTACCTTGACGGGGCGTCGCAGCAGGAAGCGGCAAGGCAAAACGGCATCCACCGGGCGCAGGCGACCCTGGGAAAGATGCTGCGGGACAGAAAATACCTTGGCGACGGCTTTTATCCTCCCGTTATATCTCAGGAAACCTTTGACCGGGCGCAGGAGGAGCGGAAACGGCGCGAAAGAAGCCTTGGCAGGGACAAGAATTTCTTTGCACAGGACAAAGAAAACATATCCCCTTTTTGGGGCCTTGTATTCTGCGAAAAGTGCGGCGGCGCATACCGCCGCTATGCCGACGGCGGCAGAAACCGGTGGAACTGCAGCAGGCGCGCAAAGCGGCGCGTTTTGCATAAGGATTGTCCGATGATCCCAGAGGCGGCATTTGAAAAAGCGTTTATGGAGCTTATGCGGTCAATCGATTTGACCGCCTTGCAGGACGGCCCGAAAAAGGATGCGCCGGTTATTGAACCAAAATATGACGACCCGTTCCGGCAGGCCGAATACGCATATTCGCTGATCGAAATAGACGACTGCGCTTATCTGACAAGGAAGCTTAAAAAGCTGATCGCGGAAGCTCCGCCGGTCTTTGACGGGGAGTATATGAAAAGCGTAGTCCGGCGCATAACGGTTTGCGGGGGCAAGGCAGAGTTTGAGCTTATAAACGGCAAAATCTGCGGAAAGGAGTTGAGTTTGGATGCTGCAGACGGCAAGAAACGTGTCGGTCATACCGGCGCGAAGAAATATGCACCGGGCGGCGGAGGACAATGCCAGGCATAAGCTGCGGGTAGCGGCCTACTGCCGGGTTTCCACCGACGAGGAGGAACAGGCCTCCAGCTACGAGGTGCAAATCGAGCATTACACTTCTTTTATACAGGGCAATCCGGAGTGGGAGCTGGCCGGCATCTTTGCGGACGAGGGCATCTCCGGCACCAACACGAAGAAGAGGGCGGAATTCAACCGCATGATCGAGGAATGCATGGCGGGCAAAATCGACATGGTTATCACCAAATCCATCAGCCGCTTTGCCCGCAACACCCTCGACTGCCTGAAATACATCCGGCAGCTTAAGGACAAAGGCATCCCGGTGTTTTTTGAGAAGGAAAACATCAACACCATGGATTCCAAGGGCGAAGTCATGCTTACCATCATGGCCAGCCTTGCCCAGCAGGAGAGCGAATCGCTAAGCCAAAACGTAAAGCTGGGGATACAGTACCGCTACCAGCAGGGGGAGATAAAGGTCAACCACACCCGCTTCCTCGGGTATACCAAGGACGAAAACAAGCAGCTTGTGGTTGTGCCGGAGGAGGCGGAAATCGTCAAGCGCATTTTCCGCGAGTTCCTTGAAGGCTCAAGCCTTCTGCAGATAGGAAAAGGGCTTGAGGCCGACGGCATCCTTACGGCGGCGGGCAAGCCCAAGTGGCGGCCGGAAACGATACGGAAGATACTGAAAAACGAGAAATACATGGGGGACGCGCTTCTTCAGAAGACCTACACCGTCGATTGCCTGACCAAAAAGCGGGTAATCAACAACGGCATCGTCCCGCAGTATTATGTGGAAAACAGCCACGAGGCGATTATCCCGAGGGACGTTTACATGCAGGTTCAGGAGGAGCTTGCGAGGCGGGCCAAGCCTTTCACCGACATCGGCGGGAAAATGCGGTGCTACAGCTGCAAGTACGCGCTTTCAAGCATTGTCTTTTGCGGCGATTGCGGGGAACTGTACCGGCGCATTACCTGGTATTACGGCAACCGGGCGACGCCGGTCTGGAGGTGCATCAGGAGGATTGAGTGCAGGACGCCCGAATGCAATTCGCAGAGCATAAAGGAAGCGGATCTCAAGCGCGGCGTGGTGAAGGCGATAAACAAGCTGGTGCTCGGCAAGGAGGATTTTATATCCGCCATGCGGAAAAACGTAGAAACCGTCATAGGCGAAGGAGCCGGGCGGAGCATTGATGAAATCGAGGCAAAGCTTGCGCAGCTGCAAAACGAGCTTGTCCGGCTGGCAAGCGGCAGGCAGAACTATGAGGCGGTGGTTGAAGAGATTTACCGCCTGCGGGAACTCAAGGGAAAAATCCTTGCCGGCAGCGCCGACCTTTGCGGCAAGCGACGTCGGATAGCCGAGATGGAGGAATTCTTAAGCAGCCAGTCCGGCATCCTCTTCGAGTTTGACGACAAGCTGGTCAGAAGGATTGTCAACAGGGTGACGGTATATGGCGGCAGGCTGACGGTGGAGTTTAAGACGGGGACGGAAGTGAGCGTGGAGATATATGGCTAATATATGAAAGCATGCCGCCGGTCAAGGCTTAAAGGCTTTGGCCGGCGGTTTTTCGCTCTAATTGTAAATTTTTCTGCAAGCATATTGAAATTATTCGTTTCTTCGCATATAATGGAAATTGGAATTTTCTGTTCTGTGAGGTATTCGTGATGGATTATTTAACGGCAAAACAGGCCGCTGAAAAATGGAATATATCCCCGCGCAGAGTGCAGGTCTTATGCGAGCAGGGCCGGATAAAGGGCGCTGTGCGTCTGGGCTGGGCCTGGGTGATACCGAAGGATGCGGAGAAGCCGGAAGATGCTCGAATAAAAACAGATAAAAAATAGAGGAGAAAAATAGCATGGCAAAGGCAAAGAAAACTTCCACATCGGAATCATTGGTTTGAAATGCTCGATCCTTACAAGGGAAGGGTTTTTGATATAATCATGTAGAATTTGAAGGAATTATAATTCACTTAAAAATGTTGCTTATAGATGTGCGCATATTTAGAGGCCCGGAATATAGCAATGGGAAGGATAATCTACCATATATATTTTCGCACGCTTTGAACGAAAAAGTCTTAAAGACTTAGGGAAGGACAGGCAATGATGTTTTCAATAAAAACAATACCTAAAATATGGAAAGACAGTGCCGTATTGGGTTCAACTATTTTCGCTGTCATTGCAACATTTATGGGAGTTGCAGGAATTTCTCTTGATAGCATTATAAGTAACCAAAAATGGTGGAATCGTCTATTGGTTATACTTGCTGTGTACGCATTTCTCCTAGTTATCTTACGGGTAATACTTAGTTTGACTGTGAGGAAAGGTATTACGATAAAAATCCGCGGTATTTCTGTAAGCATTAAGCAAGGTAATATTTTTGATGCAAAAGGGTGGAAAGTAATTCCATTCAATGAGTATTTTGATACCACTGTTGATGACGTGATAATATCAAGCACAACTCTTAATGGTATTTTCATTAATGAACACGTTAGTGATTTAAAAAAATTGAAGGATGTAATAATATCAGCCAATGAGGATCACTCAGATCTCAAAAAATATAAAAAGGGTAATCGATTTGCATATCCACTTGGCCGTATCATAACCTATGAAGATTATATGTTATTAGCCTTTTCTCATTTCAACGAGCAAAACGTAGCACATATTAGCAAACCTGAATATGAACGCTGTTTATTGACAATGTGGAAAGAGATACGCCGTACTTATGCGAATAAACCAGTTTTTCTCCCTCTAATAGGCTCAGGAATAACAAGTTTTGATGATATTCCGGAGAAGTCAAACCTCGACCTGTTAAAATGCATGCTTTGTACTTTGAGGGCAAGCGGTGAGAATATTAATCAGCCAATAACTATCCTTTTGACGAAGGATGTTATGCAAGAAATAAATATCTATGAAACGAAAGGGGTTATTTAGCTATGGCTTACAGGACTAAGACCTATATTGCGGCGGATTGGACCGGAGATAAAGATGCCGTGGATCAGCTACATAAATGGAATGATAGTGACCATTGGAGTTTGTCGTTTACTGATGCTCACGATTTGACACAAGCCAGAGACGGAAGTCTAAATTGCAGTATTAAAGCTTCGCTTGGAATTAGGCTTGACGCTTCAAAGACTTTCGTACTTATTGTCGGAGAAAACACAAAGACTGTTAGAAGCGGAGGATGCCAATATTGCAATAGTTACAACAGTTGGACAAAAGGTTGCGCGCGTGGGTATTCTGTGGATTATCGTAGCTACATAGAATACGAGTGCGATAAGGCTGTTCGGGATGGATTAAAAATTGTTGTATTGTACAACGCAGCAACAGTAAATAAATCTAAATGTCCAGATGCTGTAAAGAATACAGGCACTCATGTTGCCATGTGTTACTACAAAGACGGGAAGTATTATTGGGATTATCAGTCTGTTAAAGATGCTTTAGGTTGAGTCGATTGAGTCAAAACAAAACTGATAAACTTAAAATTATCTGTTTAAAAAACTCTTCAATACGGATAATGGAGATTGAAGTTTTGTGTGCTGTGAGGTATTCGTGATGGATTATTTAACGGCGAAACAGGCCGCTGAAAAATGGAATATATCCCCGCGCAGAGTGCAGGTCTTATGCGAGCAGGGCCGGATAAAGGGCGCTGTGCGCCTGGGCTGGGCATGGGCGATACCAAAAGATGCGGAGAAACCGAGAGATGCTCGAATAAAAACGAAAACCGAAAATTAAAATACTTATTTTGTGTGGTGAGAAAATGGACAAGAGATCACTTACTGAACAAGAAATACGTACAAGGTTTATAACTCCGGCTATTAAAGCTGCTGGGTGGACTGATGTTCAAATCCGTGAAGAATATGCTATTACAAAAGGGCGAATTATAGCTCGCGGCGGGTCTTATAAGAGAGATAAGGCTAAATATGCAGATTATGTCCTTTTCTATAAACCACACATTCCCCTTGCTATTATTGAAGCAAAGGATAACAATCATACAATATCGGATGGAATGCAACAAGCATTAGGTTATGCCGAACAATTGCGTGTGCCGTTTGTATTTACATCAAATGGTGACGGCTTCACTTTTCATAACCGCAATAGTGAGGATAGTGATCGCGAAACAATTTTATCCATTTCTGAATTCCCCTCACCTGAAACACTATGGAAGATGTATAAGCAATACAAAGGCATAGATGAAAAGCAAGAAATGGTTATTACAGAGCCTTACTATGTTGAAAGGCCTGATAAGCAACCGCGGTATTATCAGTTAAATGCAATCAATCTCACTGTTGAATCTATTGCTAAAGGGAATAATCGAGTATTACTGGTTATGGCAACAGGAACCGGAAAAACATATACAGCATTTCAGATTATTTGGAAACTGTGGAAAGCGGGCATTAAAAAACGTATTCTATTTTTAGCAGACCGAAATGCGCTTATTGACCAGACTTATACTAATGATTTTGCTCCCTTTAAAGATAAAATGACAATTATTCGCCATCGACATGTGGATAAATCATATGAAATATACCTGGCTATTTATCAGGGGCTTACAGGCGAAGGCGATAAGGACATTTTCCGTCAATTTAGTCCAGATTTTTTCGATTTAATTGTCGTTGATGAGTGTCACCGTGGCAGCGCCAAAGCTGACAGTGAATGGCGAGAGGTCTTAGAATATTTTAAATCTGCTACGCAAATCGGCTTAACAGCAACGCCCAAAGAAACGAAAGATGTTTCTAATATTGATTATTTTGGAGAACCTGTCTATACATATTCGTTAAAACAAGGTATTGAAGATGGATTTTTAGCTCCATATCGGGTAATTCGAGTATTGCTTGATAAAGATGCCGAAGGCTTCCGTCCTTATCTTGGACAGACTGATCGTTTTGGAAATATTATAGAGGATCGTGAATATAACATTACCGATTTTGACCGGGAACTGGTATTGGAGCAACGTACCAAAGTTGTGGCAAAAGTGGTTTCCAATTATTTGAAAGCTCACAACGCTCGAATGGATAAAAGCATCTTTTTCTGCGTTGATACTGAACACGCTGATCGCATGCGGCAGGCGCTTATTAATGAGAACAGCGATTTGGTAAAAGAAGACGAGCGTTATGTGATGCGAATTACCGGTGATGACGATATCGGGAAAAAACAGCTTGACAATTTCCGCGATGTGTCTAGCAGATATCCTGTTTTAGTAACAACTTCAAAATTGTTGACAACCGGCGTAGATATACAGACCGTCAAATATATTGTGCTGGATACCAACATCAACAGTATGACTGAATTCAAGCAGATTATAGGACGTGGCACCCGGATTCGTGAAGATTTAGGAAAAGTGTTTTTTACTATTTTTGATTTTAGAGATGCTACGCGATTGTTTGCCGATCCGGACTTTGACGGGCCTTGTGAACAGGATGATGAATATATACCTGATGAAAATGGCAATATACACGATTCTGATTCCGATAGCCAATTTGTAAAAGAGGATCCTAAGGACTACGCCATCGATAACGATTCGGAGTCTGGCAAACGCAAGAAGTACTACGTGGGTGATGTAGAGGTATCTGTTTTAAAGCAAAGAGTTCAATACATCGATAAAAACGGGAAACTGATTACGGAATCTCTTACAGACTATACAAAACGTAATGTTTTGAGCAAGTATGCCACGTTGCATGATTTTTTACATGTTTGGAACAGCGCGGAACGCAAGCAGGCCATTTTAGACGAGCTTGCTGAACAAGGCATCTTAATCGAGGAATTACAGGAGCAAATCGGGCATGAATTTGACCCGTTTGATTTGCTGTGTCATATCGCATTTGACCAACCCCCTTTAACAAGGCGCGAAAGGGCAAATAAGGTAAAAAAACGAAATTATTTTGCTAAATACGGGGAAAAAGCGGCAGCCGTTTTGGACGCTTTGTTGGACAAATATGCCGATTCGGGCATTTCCAATATAGAGAGTCTGGATGTTTTAAAGGTAAATCCCATAAGAGAGTTTGGAACCCCTCAGTTTATTGTCAACAAAATCTTTGGGGGAAAAGAAAAATTCAAACAGGCTATACGGGAGTTAGAACAAGAACTGTATGTTGCATAATTTGAGGAGGTAAGCCAAATGGCTATATCAAATACGACAAAAGCACTGAAAGACATTATGCGTATCGATGCCGGTATAAACGGCGATGCGCAGTACATAGAACAGATTGCTTGGTTGCTGTTCCTAAAAGCATTTGATTATAAAGAACAGGAGTGGGAATTAGAGGATGATTATATTCCGGTTATTCCCGAGCAATATCAATGGAGAAACTGGGCTGAAGATGATGAAGGCATTACCGGAGATGCCCTGATTGAGCATGTAGAAAACATGTTCCGGGCGTTGCGCAATTTGGATGTTCAGATGGAGATCCACGAAAATTCCTTGTCCGTGATGTCATGGAAGGCGTAAATAACTTCATGAAATCAGGAACGCTTTTACGGCAAGTTATCAATAAAATAAACGCTGATATTAATTTTGATGAAGTAAAAACCGCTCATTTATTTAATGGCATTTACGAATCCATGCTCAAAGATCTGCAAAGCGCTGGCAAAGCTGGGGAATTCTATACTCCGAGGCCCGTTACCAGATTTATTGTAGATAAAGTTAACCCTCAATTAGGTGAAATTGTTCTTGATCCGGCATGTGGAACCGGCGGTTTTTTGACCAGTGTCATTGACCGTTTTGATATCAAGACGGCTGATGAGTATAGAACATTGCAAAAAACTATCAAAGGTATTGAAAAAAAGCCATTTCCCTTTTTACTGTGTGTTACTAACTTAATCGCACATGGTATTGATGTGCCATTGATTAGGCACGACAATACCTTGCGTACGCCGACAACAGATTATAGCTTGGCTGACAAGGTAGACGTGATTGTTACCAATCCGCCTTTTGGAGGGGCGGAAGAAAAAGCTATTTCTCAGTCGGTGCCCGCAGAATTACGAAACACGGAAACAGCGGATCTGTTTTTGGTACACATCATGGCGCTTCTTAAAGACGGCGGACGCTGCGGCATGGTTTTGCCGGATGGATTTTTGTTTGGAACAGGTGTAAAAGCTGCTATCAAGAAAAAACTGCTGGAGGAAAACAATCTGCACACCATTGTCCGTTTGCCTAAGGACGTGTTTGCGCCGTATACCAATATCAATACAAACCTGCTTTTCTTTACAAAAGGAAAACCCACACAAGGTGTATGGTTTTACCGTTTGGAAATGCCTGAAGGCTATAAGCATTTTTCAAAAACAAAGCCTATGTTGGACGAGCACTTTGCGCCCGTGCGTGAATGGTGGAACAATCGCAAAGAGAGCGATGTATCTCAATATGTTCCGGTGGAGGATATCGTTGCGGCGGAATATAATTTGGATTTTTGTGGTTTTCCTCACGAAACTGAGGAAATTTTGCCTCCGGATGAATTTATTGCGCAATATCGCAATGAGAAGGCAATTTTAACAGAGAGAATTGAAAGTATTCTCGCAAAGATCCAAACAGCCTTGGCACAGGAGGATGTGCTATGAAAGCAGCGGAATTGCGTCAGTCTATATTGCAAGCGGCGGTACAGGGAAAACTTGTGCCTCAAGATATTCATAACGAACCGGCTTCGGTTTTGCTGGAGCGCATCCGTGCTGAAAAAGCTCGTCTTGCAAAAGAAGGAAAAATAAAAGAAGAAAAGCCACTACCACCTATTACGGAGGAAGAAATCCCCTACGACTTGCCGGAGGGGTGGGTCTGGTGCAGATTAGGAGAACTTATCCAGATAGCAGAAAACAATAATATTCATAAAAATTTACCCGAAAATACATTGGTAAATTATGTTGATATTGATGCAATTGATAATAAAAAATATTGTATTAAGGACGTAAAGCAAATCCCTGTCAAAAGTCTCTCGTCTCGTGCGCGAAGGGTGCTTAAAAAGGGCTTTATTGTTTATTCTCTCGTGCGTCCGTATTTAAATAATATTGCAGTGGTTGAGGATGAAAAAGAAAACTATATTGGCAGTACGGGTTTTGTTGTGTTCAAGCCAATTAAAATTGAGATAAATTATTTCATTAGTTTTCTTTTGTCTCCATTTGTCAAGACATATTATTTATCATTGCTTTCCGGGTTTAATTCGCCGAGTGTTTCTCAAGAAGATTTCCTGTCCACGCCGTTACCCCTTCCACCGCTTGCCGAGCAACAGCGCATTGTTTCCAAAGTGAATGAATTAATGTCACTATGCGATGAATTAGAGGCAGCTGAGCAGGAATTGGATGCTCTGGAAAGTCGTTTTGAAGAGTATTTACCTAAATCCATACTTCAAGCGGCGGTACAGGGAAAACTTGTGCCACAGGATATACATGACGAACCGGCTTCGGTTTTGCTGGAGCGCATCCGTGCTGAGAAAGCACGACTTGTTAAGGAAGGGAAGATCAAAAAAGAAAAACCTTTGCCACCTATTACGGAGGATGAAATCCCCTATGACTTGCCGGAGGGGTGGGTTTGGTGCAGGTTGGGGGAATTATGTAACTTTGGTGTAACTATTAGTACTATACCGGACAATATTCCAGATGATGCTTGGGTATTAGAATTAGAAGATATTCAAAAGGATACAGGTGAAATTGTTCAATATAAGACAAAGGCAGAAAGGAAATCAAAAAGTTCGAAACATGTGTTTTATAAAGGAGATGTTTTATATAGTAAACTCAGGCCATATTTAAACAAGGTAACAATTGCAGAAAAAGATGGATATTGCTCATCAGAGATATTACCTTTGCAGTTTTGTAAAGATATTTATCCACAATATGCCATTTGTTTTCTTCGTAGTCCTACTTTTGTTGATTATGCGATAGAACGCTCGTACGGAGTAAAAATGCCTCGTTTAGGAACAGAAGACGGAAGAAATGCTCTATTCCCTCTTCCTCCTCTTGCTGAGCAACAGCGCATTGTTGCCAAAGTGGATGAATTAATGGCATTATGCGAGGAAATAAAAGCAGTAAAAACCAAACCCATTGAACAAAGGGATGCTAACAGGATTATAGACTTCCCGGCGGCAAAACAAGATGGGCAGCTCCAGTTAGCAGCTCGTGGAGAAATCAGTAAAAAGTCTTCCACCGAATTGATGCACGCGATTGATGATATGTTTGCGGAGGACGAATGATGTTTAACGCAAACAGTCCGTCAGCCAAAGCAAAATGGGTTTTGGAAACAATGGGTATAAAGGGCATTCCGGCTCCACATTTTGACGACATTGCGCGTCAGGAGAAGATAAAAGTAAAGCGATGTTCTTTGCCATCGGAAAAGGATTTGAGTGGGATGTTGATATACAGAGGTGAAAAGAAAGGTATCCTTATCAATACATATATTGAAAATATCGGACGCCATAACTTTACTTTTGCCCATGAGCTTGGCCATTATTTTTTAAGGCACAAACCTCCATATACATTGGATGGGGAGTCAAGTTTCAGATGCTCAAATCAAGACATGGAAGTTGTAGAAGACTATTCCTCCATAGAAGTTGAAGCGAATCAATTCGCAGTCGAATTATTAATGCCTGAGTCGCTTTTTAAGCCACTTTTAGCAGGAACTGTTTTTGATTTTACCTTAATGGGTAGTTTGGCAAACCAGTTTTATGTATCAAAGCATGCGTGCGGAAACAGAATTTTGGACTTTATGAAGGAACCTTATATTCTTATATGCTCGAAGGGGACATCCGTTACCGCAGTGAAATGCTCAAACGCGGCCAAGAGGTTTGGAAAAGCAGTAAAGAATATTCCCACAGAAAGTCATGCATACAGAGCGATTCGATATCAGCAAAATCAAAAACAGTTCTATCTTTCGCCGGGTTCTGTATGGTTTGGCCAATTATATAGCAATATTATTGTTTACGAGTGCACGCGGGGAAATTATGAGCATGATGTATCTATGACGATTTTGAAGATAGAGTAAAGTAGGTGACTGTTATGGGAGTTATTGAAGAATATCGTGCGTTATATGAGAAACATATTGTTGATAAGGCAAAGGTAGTAATATTAAGATATGACCCGGTTAAGCACAGATATGAATATAAACCATACAGTCACACTGTTTCAGATGATGCGATTGATAAATTGGCAGAGCTGATTATTAATAATATGGTTTTTTATGCTTTCTCTGAAGATGAGATAGTTGAACAAAGCAAAAAGTTTGGTTTACTTGATGATTTATTTGCTGCGGCAAGGTACGCATATGAGCAGAGATTGCCCAGAAGGAAAAATGCTGATACTGACGGTACTGTTGGTGAAGTGTTATTAGATATTTTAATACAAGTATTTGAACCGGTTAGTCAAAAGCTGATTGCCAGAGCAAAATACAAACAACAAGGGGATAATAGTGAGATAAAAGGGTACGATGCATTATACTTCACAAAAAGTGATGAAGAGATCTCTTTATGGTTAGGACAAGTTAAAACAGGCACTTGTAGTTATTGTAAATCTGGTATTGTTGATGACTTGAATAATAAATATGTTTTAAATTACTTTTGTGATTCAGTTTTTTATATTGCTGATAAAGCAGAAAAAGCAAATGAATTACGTGAGCTTTTAGATGAGGTTAATAAAATCTGTTTTGAAAGTAACCGGCTGAATTATGATGATCAAACAAAAAAGGTGTCTCTAATTCAGCTGCTTAAAAATAGAAATATTAAGCTAAAAATACCTTGCCTATTGGCTTATACGGAAAATATATATGCTGATAGTAGAGATTTTAATATTAAATTAGACAAATGCGTTGAAAGCATGATTGATTCATTTGATAAAACAGATTTTGATATTATTAAAGATTTGGAGTATGAAATATTTTTTTTAATTTTCCCTTTATTGGATGTAAAAGGGTTACGGGAAAAAATAATTAAGTTTAAAAAACAAGGGTGTTGAATAAATGGATTATTTATATCAACTCGTAAACGAAATAAATGCTTATGACGGTTCGACCGAGTCGGCCAATAGGCTAAGAAATTTGGTGTGCTTTATTTCAGATAATGAAAAATATAGAAATGATCCTTTATATAGAGCAGCTCTATTTGATGCCGCTCAAAAAATGAGAATGTTTGGTTACATTAAAGGTGCTAATAAAATAAGTATTGATGAAATATCGAATGAAGGGTTATATGATATAAAAAATCAAGCAATTCAAAACTTTTATGCATCAAAAGTCTATAAGAATAATTTGTTAGACAAAAAACAAAAAGAAATAATAGATGAATATATGTCTTTAGAGAGAAAGAGATTAATAATTAGCGCACCTACATCTTTTGGCAAGACTTTTTTATTAAGAGAGATAATCTATTTGAATCAGCAAAGATATAATAATATCCTGCTGGTTTTTCCAACTATTGCTTTGTTAAATGAAAATACATATAGTATAAAGAAATTTATTAATGACTTAGATTTGGACTATAACATAATAAATAATGTTTACTCAAAAGTGGATGTTACATCTCGTAACATATACATATTAACGCCTGAGAGAACCCTAAAACTTTTATCGGATCATGAAAACCTAAATATTGATTTTTTCTTTTTTGATGAGATATATAAAATAGATGAAGATTTTAATAAAGATGAAGATAGCATAAAGGAATCTTCAGATAATCAAAATAAAGACAAGGGGGATCGGGCAAAGGCATTTAGAATAACATTATATATTTTATCTAAAATGGTTAAAGAGTATTATATTGCCGGACCGTATTTAAATTTAACCAATGTGAAAAGTGGATTTCAAAAGTATTTAAAAAGCAATGAAATAGCTGTTAAACAAATAGATTTTGAACCAACAATTAGAATTGAAATAGATGCGTGGAACAAAAAGGTTATCGAACATCATCCTATATCGGGTGATAAGGAACTTGATTTTTATACTAAGAGTGGAAAATTGGGAACTAAAGAGAAAATCTATGGAATAGCGTCTTATTTAGATAAGAATAAACTTGGACAAGCAATTTTCTACTGTGCAAATCCAACTTACTCGATGCGATATGCTAAAAGTATCATTGAATCTTTGCCAGTCAATAATAAAGTAATTGAAAAGCACAGCAGCTTTATTGAGCACTTGAAAAAACGTTACGGCTTAAATTACAGATATCAAGGAAAAACTATTAATACATCAGATTATTGGAGCCTTATTCAAATTTTGACTTCAGGATATGGTGTACATCACGGTAAGTTTCCAAAATATATTCAAAAAGAAGTTCTTAAAATGTTTGATGAAGGAGATATTGATTTTCTTTTTTGTACTTCGACTATTATAGAAGGGGTAAATACAAATGCGAAAAATGTAATTATTATAAATAATAGCATTGGTGGCAATACTATGACTCCTTTTGCATTAAAAAATATTAAAGGGCGGGCTGGGAGATACTATCACCATTTTGTGGGAAGAGTTTTTTATATTGATGAGAGGCAAAGAGAAATTGAACAACAAGAAGATTTAAAGCTTAATTTTTCTACATACGATGATATGTCAATACTTGATGTGGATATAGATAATGCTTTTATTGATGATTTAGCTGAGTCTAATAAAAGAGTTAAGCTAATAAGAGAAAGCAATTTTAATAAGGCAAAACTTCCGGATAATGTTTTTACAAAGAACCGTTTATTTCCAAGAGATATACAAGAAAAATACTTGGACTATCTTCTAAAAGAACAAAATTTTGCGCTTTTTAGAGGGTTGATTGGGAACACATATAACATAAATAGCTTTCTTCAGAATAGAATGATGAATACTATACTTGATTCTATTGCAAACGTAGGAATTATTGACGATAGAGTCAAAAACTTATATCATGCTGTGGTATCCAAATATAGTTTAGAAAAATTTCAGGGCTTGATGGAATACCAATTAAAGAATGGTTTATCAGAGCCTGAAAAAGATATCGATAGAATGTACTTAACGGTGTTTGATCAGATAAAGAATATTATTGAGTATGAAGTTCCGAAGCTATTGTGCCTTTTTGAAGCTATTTATCAGCAAGCTGGAAGAATTAAAGGATATAATATGGATGACTTTAATTTATCGGTAATTATAAGATTTTTTGAGTTAGGGGTAACTACGGCTTTGGGTATATACCTTGTAGAATTTGGTTATCCGATTGATGCAATAAGACTAATAGAAGATAGGCTCTATGCTTTAAGGACTATGGAAATTGATGAAAGTCTAATATTTATTAGAAAAAATATGAATTATGTTAAAGGATTTCTTGATGATTATGAGATGGAATTATTATTTAGAGCAATACAAGGCGAATAATTCAAAGAAACATCATACAACAAGCAATAGAAGTTTTAAAATAACATTCGAATTATCACCTTGATGGATTTAGGATTATGTGTTTTACCCAATAGATATGTTTCCGCGAACGGCGGAAGCATTTTTCTTCAAATGACATCAATTCAATCGTCTCACGTCACGTTGAGTGCATAGTTCAGATAAAACGTGCCGAAACCCGCATGGGATAAGGCTTTCCGGCGTTTTTAATGAGTGGGTTTTGAAAGGAAAAAATGATGATAAAAACTCGGTTATTTTTAAAATGATCGGGTTTTTACTTTATAAGATAAACGACCAGAAAAGCATTAATTGCCTCACTGGATTTTCTTTGATAAATATGGGGGCATAGCTCGCCAGGGAAAGCGCAATTAATATTCTGAAAAATTAGTCAAAAAATAGTCTTTCAACAAGTTTTCCAGAATTTATGATATAATTATATCTATTAGGGGAAGTTGACAATTTTTGTTTAGAGGGGTAGACGAAATGATAGAAAAAGAACAAGTGCTCAATGAGATAATTGAGTATTATTTAAATTCTCATGACTTTAACGGGTTGCCTATTTATCAAATGAAGTACTATGATTACAAAATATTATGCGAGTTGATTGATGACGGCGTAATTGAAGTGCTTTCTGAAAAAGAGGTTTTAAATCCGCATATTAAGGGATTCGATTTGAATATCCCTGTCGAGCGACAAAAAGAAAACATCTCGAGAAGAACAAAGCATTCTGTACTGTACCCAACCCGTAAAGCACTTAAAAATATATCTGCTGATTATAGTAGCCCTTATACTACATTAATACAAAAAGGCGAGAAACAATTTAAGATAATCTATTTCAACATAGAGATATTAGAAAGATATGCTAATAACCCAAAATTTTTAATCATGGATAGTGGATATCGAGGCAATATATATCCGAAAGATGAATACTGTGAAGATAAAACTATTGAGGATGAATATATAAAAGACTATGGGATGGCTTATATAGAAGGAGAACATTTAGAACGAGCAATAGGTGTTTTTGTATGTGATCTAGCAAAGCTGTCACCTCAGAAACAAATGCTTTGGAAAGGGTTTGAACTTTCTAATCAAGATTATTGCAAAATAGCTTCTGGCTTTGTTGATAATCTAATACATGGTAAGTGGGTAACAAAAGTATGGATTTTTCATGCGTTGATTGACGAAATGATTGTGATAAATGAGCAGTGCAAAGCAATGGGTGTTCCAAAGTTGTTTAATAAAACATTCGGAACACACTTTTCAGAAATGCCGGAAGGATATAGGAACATTTTTTTACCAACTCTAAAAAACTACTATGACTTTGTGCTTGTACTAGAAAAGCTAGTTGTTCACAACTTATCATATAAAACATTCCAGAAATCGGCTCCATATATTACCGGCATTAATCGGTATGATGAAACTGGTAAAGAAAAAGGAAGCCTAACAATGTTTGAAGAGTGGTTATGTAAAAATATCCGTACTAAAGAAAACCTTACAGAGATAATTATAAAACCTTTACGAAATATCCGGAGCCTACGCCAAAAACCGGCACATGAATTAACCTCTAACAAATATGATGTTTGTCTATATCAAAAACAGGTTGATCTAATGAATGATACATATGGTGCTATTAGAGCTATCAGACTATTTTTTGCTAATCATCCATTGGCAAAGGATGTAAAAGTTCCCGAATACCTAATTTCAGGAAAAGACATAGTCAACTATTGAATTAAAGAGATAGTTTAGAATACCATGAATTTTGTTGGGGTTTATGGGGGTTGTTATGATTGATGTCAATACGTATGTTGCTTTAGCTCAAAATGATAGCATTGATAATGCAGAGCAGTATAGACTATCTAATTCACCTAAAAATCTTTTCAAATTTATGCCATTCTATGATAGTGGCAATCCTGCTGTTAATAAGAGAAACATTGAAACAATTGAAGAAAATAAAATATGGGCTTCTAAATACTCAACTTTAAATGACCCATTTGAGTTTAAATCAATTTATTTAGATGAAGATAAGATAAGGAAATCGGGAAATTCAGTAGAGACATTTGAAAAATATCTTGACTATATCAATAACAGTTTTTTAGTAGTTAGTTTTTCTGCTGAAGGGAATATACACCCACTAAATAATATGCCGATGTGGGCTTATTACGGCAATAATCATCATGGGATTTGTATTGAATATGAGGTAGTAAATCCTATAATTTTGTACCCTATTATTTATGAAACGACACGAAATCAAATTGCTTCTATTATAGGAAATTTTGTTTATTTAGCAACAGCAGCAGCGAAAGGTGAAATTCCGCCAGATAATGCCGATTTAAAATTATATCAGTTTTTAATGATTAATAATCTTTGCAGAAAACATAAATCGTGGCAACATGAAAATGAGTATCGTATATTGGTTCCTAATGTAGATAAAGTATTGCATGGCAAAAGAGTTTTGCTAAATCAAATTGGAGTTAAGATAAAAGCAATCTATTTAGGTAGAGATTGTAGCACACGGAATAAGAAAAATTTATATCACACCTCTCAGAAGTTAGGAATTGGCATTTTTCAGATGGATATAAAAAATAAAAGTAATGATTTTGAAATGGAATACACACCTTATATGAAAAATTGAAACTGATATATGTGCTCTACAGTGTTTTTTAATGAAAGCTAAAAATATAAACGAAGTATATTGTATTTAGGAGCAATGAAATTGTAATAGGAGATAGTTTTATTTTAAGATGTGCTTTTATGAGGTTCCCATTATCCATATTAAAGTAGCTTGTGTTAAAAGCGAATAAAAGTAGACCTAATCTATTTGGGCAGTGTCAAGAAATTGATAGCATTTTGAATAATAATCTCTTAAAACAACTAGCAGCTAATCAGAAACTGGATTGGCTTCTTAAGGGTATTCATAGGTTGTCTGATAGCGTAGCTTCATTTTATATATACAGCTAAAACCAAATAAGGAATCCCCCATTAGCAAATTAGCGGTGGCATTTTAGAAATAAGGTGCCGCCGCTTTTTTTTATGCCCTTTTTTAGGGTGAAAAATCACAAACGATTGGAGGAAATCAAATGTCAAACATCAAGCAAACCCTCAAGTTTTTCAGTCCCCTGTCGATTACAGCGTACCCTTCTCATGAATACGGCGGATGCGGCGCGGACGATCTGCCTGAAGAATTGTCTCCATCGGAGGCGGTGTATTACATGGATGAAATCCTTGCCGCCATCGAAAAAGAAAAGCTGCCCAGCGAAGGTGATCGTGGTCTGATGGTTTACTTCTACGGTGACCAGGAGCTGTCTGAAAAAATCTACAGTCTCCATCCGACTGTAGAGGAATGGAACGGCAAGTTATGGGGAGTGATGGTGGCTGAGGTTTATGGTGAGCTGACCGAAGCGGAAACAGCTAAACTGCTTGATTTTGCCGTTGGTCAAATGTCTGACGGTTATGTAGCGAAAAATAATATGCGACGAAGCAAACCAAAAAGCAAGTTAATATCTGCATTTATGGTACTGTAATCGTCGCATATTATTTTACAAATACTACGGATTTCCTTAGAATTTGAACAGGGTTTCACTCAGCGTGAAATCACTTCATATTCAGGAGGAATTTCATGAAAAAGACAGTGGAGGAACTAATAACAGAGGTTTTACAGACACTTGAAAGGAGGGGCGATTCACAATACTGCATTGACAATTACCGATATTTTTGGAACAGCATGGCCCGATATTTCGCTTCGGTCGGATGCTGCGAGTTTAATTTAGATATTGCTCAGGAATATCTGGCTGCGCGTGGCGCTGAGCGTTGTCAAAAGCGGTACAGAAATTTTATGAAGCGAGGCGTTCTGATGCTTGATAGTTATCATCGTTCAGGAATTATATTAAACAGATATTACTCTGTGGCGGATTTAATTGACAGCAAGACGTATAGGGAATTTTTAAATAGCTATGCCATACAGCTTGCCGAGTTCAATTATTCCGCCAGCACAATCGACAACTACCTTGCACATAATACGACCTTCCTTTCATATCTGGAGAAAAACGGGTTAAACGACATTACGCAGCTGGAGGCTGCTCACATCTTCGGGTATATCGGCACATTGCAGAGATATTCTACAGTTACGATCAAGCATACTTTGGGGGCTGTCCGGCTTTTTCTACGATACCTGTACAGGAATGAACATATTCCACATGACTTATCTACAAAAATCGGGCCAGTAAAGCAAATTGAGCATCGCAAATTGCCTTCCTTTTGGACAAAAGACGAGGTATTTGCACTTCTGAACGCTATCGACCGCAACAATCCCAGTGAAAAAAGGGATTATGCCATGGTATTAATGGTGGCACGCCTGGGTATCCGTTCCGGCGACTTAAAGAAATTGAAATTCGAAAACCTGAAATGGTCGGCAAACACTATTGAATTCGTCCAGTCCAAAACTGGTGTACCGATATCCCTTCCGCTTTTGCGTGACGTAGGATGGGCGATCATTGATTATGTGGAAAATGCCCGTCCCAAAGTAGATTCACCCTATGTTTTCTTGACGCATCTTGTACCGTATGGGCCTCTGTCAGAGAGAAACCATTTGTACAAAACGATTGAAAAATATATGGTACGGGCGCGGCTCCCTATTGTTAATAAGCGAAGAAACGGCATGCATTCCCTGCGGCACTCGCTGGCTACCACCCTCTTGAAAGATAACGCCTCACTGCACATGATATCTGATATTCTAGGACATACCTCATCGAATTCTACGGCCATTTATCTACAAACGGATATTGATCGACTGCGTAAATGCGCACGGAGCCTCGGAGAGGATGGTGAGTGATCAAATGGCTGAATTTAATAATTTTGTTTTTCGAAGCGGTTTCAAGGAAGCCATTGATGGGCTGATCGCGCTGAAGCACGGATTAGGACTGAAATACTACGGGCCAGCGGTGATTCTCAAGCGTTTTGACAGCTTTTGTGCTGAACATTATCCAGAACAAAGTATTCTCAGCAAGGAATTGGTATCTGACTGGTTTTCCTTATGCCGCAGAGGCAAACCAAAAACTATCCGGCTTTCTATGACGCCAGTTAGCCACCTTGGGACGTATCTATGCAATATGGGGACTGCCGCCTATGTTTTCCCAGTAAAAACACTTCCACCCGATCAGCGGTATACGCCGCATATATACAGCATGGATGAACTTCAAAGATTTTTTGCTGCGACAGATGATTGTCGATATACATGCGCGGCACCGCTTCGCCACCATATTATGCCGGTATTATTCCGTTTGCTCTATTGCTGCGGTCTTCGCATCTCGGAGGCAATATCACTTAGAACATGTGACGTTGATTTGACTCATGGAGTTCTCACAATTCGTGAATCGAAAAACGGCGGTGAACGATACGTTCCCATGTCGGAGGAAATGCGATTGCGATGCGTGGACTATTGGGATGCTGTACATAGCGGCAAGCAGAAACATAAGTACTTCTTTCCGTTGCCGCCACGAGAAAAAATTACCTACATGAATATCTATGGAAATTTCCGCAGATTTTTAAGAAATGCCGGCATATCTCATGGGGGACGCAGAAACCCGATTCGGATTCACGATTTCCGGCATACCTTTGCCGTACATTGTCTTAAACGGTGGGTGGAGGAAGGCAGAAATCTTAACGCCTGTTATCCTTATCTGCGGGCTTATATGGGGCATACACTTTTTCGCTATACGACGTATTATTTAAGACTTACTGTCGCCGCTCGCGTTATTTGACCGCAACTTGCTCACATTCTATGGCCATCAGTATTGCTCATAAACCCTGTCCGAGATATTCTATTTAGACAGGGTTTTGGGCTTTTGCTACTACAATAAAGAGT